GAGGAAATTGAAGATGACGGTGAAGAATCAATCTGGACAAACGAATCCGAAGACGATAATTGGAATTGATTATAGTTTAAATAGTCCTGCCATTTGTATTACAACAGATTTTATATTTGAAAACAGTAAGTTTTTTTATTTAACGAATAAGAAAAAGTATATTGGTCCTATGGCCAAAAATATTATAGGTACGGAACACAAAGAATACGATACACCTATTAAACGATTTAGTCAAATATCAGATTGGGTATATGAACTAATAGAGGACACCATACACACAGAGCAGTTAGTTTACATAGAGGGATATTCCTTTGGATCAAAAGGACAAGGTATATTCCAGATAGCAGAGAACTGTGGTATTCTAAAGTATAGATTACAAGAGTTTAATATACATTACGATACTGTTGTTCCTAGTGTAGTAAAAAAAGGTGCCACTGGAAAAGGTAATGCTGATAAGGATATGATGTATGAATTCTTTTCTAAAGAAACAAAGACGGACTTAAAAAAAGTATTTGATACAGTAAAGGTTGGTAACCCTATATCAGATATTGTTGATAGTTATTATATAGCAAAAGTTGGTTATGAAAATTCAAACAATCACTAGTTGGAACAATAAGTTACATAAAGAATATGCTCATAGATTTGAGAAAACATATAACTGGCCATTTGACTTATTGGTCTATAACGAAGATGTTGATATGTTTGATAAGATACCTGATCTCAAAAAATTCATAGAAAGAAATAAAGATAGAGAAGTTGAATCATTTAAAAAAGATGGTGTAAGATTTTCTTATAAAGTTTATGCTTATACACATGCAATAGAAAATGCTTCAAGTGATGTAGATGGTTTAATTTGTATAGACGCTGATAGTGTATTCTATAAATCAATAGATGTAGATTGGATTAAAAAACATATTCATAAAGACGATTGTATGATGTCATATCTTGGTCGTGGTAGTAATTATAGTGAGTGTGGTTTTTTATATTTTAATATGAAACACGATCAAATAAGAAACTATGCTCGTTACATGAAAAAGATGTATGATTTTAATGAGATATATAGTTTAAGCGAATACCATGATAGTTATGTTTGGGACTATGTGAGAAAAGTTTTTGAAAGTGAATTAAAAGTAAAGAATAATAATATTGGTGACAACAAAGGTGGTCATGTACAAGCAAGATCAATATTGGGAACTGTCTATGATCATACAAAAGGCAAGAGAAAACTGGTAGGAAAAAGTCCAGAGATAAAATTATGATAAAGATTTTTATAGGTTTTGATAGTAAAGAAAAGATTGCTTACCACGTCTTATCACAAAGTATATTAAGACAATCAACAAGACCTGTGTCCATAACACCATTATACCTACCAAATATAAAATACGAATTTAGTAGAGAACGAGGTAAAATAGAATCAACGGAGTTTTCTTTTAGTAGATTTATTGTTCCACATTTAATGAACTATAGAGGTTGGGCTTTGTTTATGGATTGTGATATGTTAATGAAGACAGATATATCAAAACTATGGGCATTAAGAGATGATAGATATGCTGTACAAGTTGCTAAACATGATTATGTACCAAAAGAAAAGACAAAGTTTTTAGGACAAGAACAAACAAAATATCAAAAGAAAAACTGGTCTAGTTTTATGTTAATGAATTGTGATAAGTGTACAGCATTAACACCAGATTATGTTAATACAGCTTCAGGATTACAATTACATCAATTTAAATGGTTAGATGATGAAAAACTAATAGGTGATTTACCATTAGAATGGAATTGGTTAGTTGGTGAATATGAACACAAAAAAGATGTAAACAATGTACACTATACAAAAGGTGGACCATATTTCAAAAACTACGAAGACTGTGACTATTCATCTGATTGGTTTAATGAATATACAGCAATGGTTAAAATAGAATTAGAATAATGAATATAGAATTTGGTGGTGGAGAATTTCCTCGTAAAGAAGATTATGTACAAGTTGATGTTAGAAAGTTGAACGATCAAACAATTGTATGTAAAGCTTGGGAAGTAGAGAACCACATAAAACCAAACACAGTAGAGAACATTTATTCACGTCATTTCTTTGAACATTTGACAAGAGACCAAGCAATAAGAACTTTGAAAGCTTGGTATAATATATGTACAAAAGGTGCTGAGATTACTATGTTAGTTCCTAATATGAAATTACATATATGGCAATGGTTGAATTGGGATAAACTATCGGAAAAAGATAGAGAATGGTGTTTAGTAAGTATATATGGTTGGCAAAGAGAAAGTGATGAGAGTGCTTGGGATTTACATAAGTCAGGTTATGATTTTGAAAAACTAAAAGAGTTAATTGAAAAACATCATTTTTCTGGTATGGTTAAAACAACAGCTGATGGACCTATGAATGATATTACAGTAGAAAATCAAAAAGCGTTTAAACACTTGTCGGTAAAATTTTATAAATGAAAACTTTAAATATATATCTAGGAACCACTAGTGGAACCAAAGTAGATAAACTACTATCATTTGGTAAAGGTGCTGAGAAACATGGTGTTAAAGTGGAGTATTGTAATGATGGCTTATTCAAGCCGTCTGATTATAGTTTAATATTTGCTTACAAGTCAGATGATGTAAATTCCAAAAGTCATAATTTAAGACAAGAGATTGTTGATAGTAAAAAAGATAAACAAATATTCTTTTTAGATAGCAATGTTTTGGGTTATTATGAAAAAGAAAAGAATATAGAAAATGTTTATCGTAGATTTCCCTTTAGATCAATACACTCACATGAAGCAGATTTCTTACCAGCAGATGAAACATCATTTAAAAGAACAGATCAAGTTAAAAAAGATTTAGGTTTACAAATAAAAGATTGGCGTAAAACAGGAGACCATATATTATTATGTTTGAATAGAGGTAGTGGTGGGTTTTCATCATTTGGTAGAGGTTGTTATGAGTGGGCAAGAGAAGTAGTACAAAGGTTGAGATTATCAACTGATAAAAAGATTATTTTAAGATCACATAAACATTTTATCATAACAGATAAATTAAAACAAGATCAAAAAAACTTAGAGTGGATATTAAATAATGTTAAGAATGTAGAACATACAACAATAGAAAAAACAAATTTGTTAGATGATTTAAAAAATGCTTGGGCATGTGTAACTTACACTAGTACAGCTGGCGCTGTTGCTTTAATGGAAGGTGTACCAGTATTCATAACCCACCCAGCTTGTTTTTATAGATTATATGGCTCAGGTGGATTGGCACAAATAGAAAATCCAATGATACCTAATAGAGATACTTTTATGACTTACTATGCCAACTCGCATTGGAATTTACAAGAGGTCGAAGATGGACACTATTGGGAAAAGTTTAAACAATATCGTATGGGAGTAGAATGAACATCATAGGCATACAAGGGGCATTTAGTACAGAAGCAATGTTTATATTTCCTAAACATGAAGACTTTAAACTAATAGAATACTCTGAAAGACATAATCATAAAGCTGATGTATATGTTCAAACAAATGTTTTAGGTGTGATGAAGAAAAAGAACGCAGAGAAGTTTCAATTTATATTAGACCAAAACAAACCTAGAATAGTAATAGAACAAGCAACCTTTAGAAAAAATATAGATATAGAGAAACCAGATGATTATTATTTCAGAGTTGGATTAAACCATTATACCTTTAGTGAGGGTATATTTAAGAATGAAAACTCACCATCAGATAGATGGAAACAAATACAAAAAGAACAAGACATAGAAATAAAACCTTGGAAGAAGAAAGGTGATTACATCTTAATACTTACACAAAATCCTATAGATACAAGTCTAAATGATCTAGTAAAGAAACCTGGTGACTATGAAAACTTTATTAAGAAGACAATAGAAGACATATCAAAATATACAGATGAAGATATTATGATAAGACCACACCCACGATTTACAAAAAGATTTAATAAAGACAGTTTAAAAGATGTTAAAGTTAAAAACAAAGTAATGTTTAGTGAGAACTTAAACAACTTTAATGTAACCAATGGTGGTGAAGATATTTACAAAGATTTTAAGAACGCCAGAGTTGCTATTTCTTATTCAAGTAATAGTTTAACTGAAGCTATTTGTGAAGGTGTACCAAGTATTGCTTTATCTAAAACATCACATGCTTGGCCTGTAGCGTTTCATACATTAGAAGTATTAAAACATAAAGAGTTACCGGAGTTTAATAGAACACAGTGGTTGTATAACTGTTCTTATACACAATGGAAAATGTCTGAACTGAATAGTGGAATAGTACATGAAAGGTTGTTGAATGATTATAACACATAAACTACAAAAGAAAGATTGTTTATCACACCAGATTTTTCTTGCGATAGAAAAAGGTTGGAAAGATACACCAATGAAACCTATACACTTTTTTTGGGGTTTAGGTGGAAGTAATATACAAGAGATTAAACAAGTTTCAGAAAAGGGTGAAGAATGGTGGTATGTAGATGTAGGCTATATCACAGAACAAATTACAAGATACCCTAGCCCAATCATCAACGATTACGATAGAACATATTTTAGAATAGTTAAAGGTGGTATGCATATACGAGGTGGTACACCAAAAGATGGATCACGCCATAGTTATTTGCTACATCAAGGCATAGATGCAGAGTTTAAAGGTTGGAATACGGGAGAATGTAATCATATACTACTAGCACCATCATCACAAACAGTCTGTTTTTATAACAATCAAATGTCACAAGAAGATTGGATAAAAGAATGTGGTGAAGAAATAAGAATATACACGGATAGACTTATTAGAATGAGAAACAAGCCTAGACCTAATAACGAATGGTGGGGAACAGATATAAAAGATGAACTAAAAGATTGTCACGCACTAGTAACTAATATGAGTTTGGCAGCAGTTGACGCTGTGTTAAATAAAGTACCAGTGGTTACACATAGTAATAATGTATGTTATCCTTTATCAGGTAATACAGCAAACATAGAAAATAGAACTATGAAACCTAGAGAAGATATGACGATATGGCTAAGAACATTAGCCAATAATCAATTTACTTTACAAGAAATAGAAGATGGTTTAGCATGTGATATACTAAAGGAACAATATGCTTAATTTTGCTTGTGTATTTTATGGTGACAAATATATTATGCCACCTACAGATCCATGGTCTTATGTACGAAACTTATATAACATGGTTGAAAAAAACTTAACCATACCTTATAGATTTGTTTGTTTTACAGACAATACAATCATACATAAACGAAAAGAGTTTAAAGGTAAAGATATAGAATTTAGACAATTTAAAAGACATGACTTTGAAGGTTGGTTTAATAAACTACAACTCTTTAGTCCACAAAGTGAGCTAGAGGGTGATACTTTATATATGGATTTAGATTTGGTAATTATGAAGAACATAGATGAAATGGCCACAATAGGAGAATCAAAGAACTTTGTAGGTATGAATGACTTTAACTCATCATCTGGATTATTTAATTCAAGTATAATGAGATTTAATAACAAATATCATAGTATCATATGGGAAGAGTATATAAAGAAAAGAGGTGATTTTAGCAAATGTCATGGTGACCAAGAAATCATATCTCAAATAATAAAAGACAAAGAAGACACAATATCCTTTCCTGATTCGTGGACACAATCATACAAATGGTTCAATAGAGAAGGTAAAAGATTCCATATAGATAAAATGACATACGAACAAGATCCAAATGCTAAAGTTTGTGTGTTCCACGGTAGACCAAATCCACACGAATCAGACCAGGAATGGGTCAAAAATAACTGGAAATAAAGCAAAAATCACCCTTCGGGGTCTTTGTTCTGGTTTCGTTCTACTAAAAACTCAATAAAATCAACGATAATTAACGCTTGACTTATAGGCCAGGTATGATATTATAATAGTATAAACAATGAAAAACAAAGGAAAAAACACTATGTTATATAACAGAAATCTTAATGTTGATATTGATAATAATGACTACTATTACAGATTAACTAAAAATAAAAAAAATCATTTAGTACAACAAAAAGTGACTAGACCACAGTATTTAAAAAATGATATTTTAAGATTACAAACACTTGAAACTTATGACAAAAATTTAGATAACGAATGTGTTGTTGTTAATAATTGTTTAGAAAAAATAAAACAAGATGAAATTAAAGAAAAAATAAGTCTTGTGCTTTCAACTCTTACTGAAAGAGAAGAAAGAATTTTAAGAATGAGATTTGGCATAAACACTAAAGAACACACTTTAGATGAAATTGGCCAAGTATTAAATGTAAGTGGTGGCAGAATCAGATGTATTGAAGCAAAAGCATTGAGAAAATTAAAACACAAAAGTAGAAGTGAAATTTTAAAAGAATATGTATAAAATGACTAAAACCAGTACAAAACCAGAACAAAAAAGTTTATTTAATGGCTTGACTTTTAGTCCAAATATGATAGGATATATGTATATTATGAAAAAAAACACTAACAAAAAGGAAACACTATGTCAAAAGTAAAACAATGGGCTGAAGATACAGCCGAACAAAAAGTAGATTCAATTATATTCAAACTAAAAGATGGTCAGATTGATTATGATACAGCTAAAGTTGATATTTTGAATACAGAGAATAAACAAATGTTAGGTATTAATTCAGAAAACGTTGATGAGATAATCGATATGGAATTAACATCAGCTAATATTTCAAAGAGTGATTTAAAACAGGAGAATGCTTAATGAGTAAGACATTTAATGTATGTTATTTGAGAGAGTATTCGGATCCAGATGTTGGTGGTGAATACTTTTATTCTTATGAAACGGTATATAGAAATGTACCTAATAAGTTTAAAAAGAAATTCAATGATAAGACAAAACTAAAGATTTTGAAACACATAGATTGGAACTATAAAGAAACAGCAACCAACTATCAGAATATATCTAAACTGGAACTTATAGATGAAAAACAATATTACACAACATACGGAGATGTATATCCTGAATCTGCTGAAGGTGACAAGAAACTGTGGATGGATTATGGTCAATCGTATGATAGACAATCTTTAAGAAAAGACTTTAATAAAAAATTAACAAAAAGAAAAGTATTAAGTTATAATGATAAGAGGATAAACTAATGAAATACGGTGAAGACAAGATAGTAAAAGAAATAGGTAAATATATCGAATCAACTTACGGACAACATTATAGTACAACCAAAGATGGTTTTCAAGTACAAGATATGTTAAGACAATTAGATATTGATAAAGATTTCTGCCAGGCTAATGCCATTAAGTATCTTTGTAGATATGGTAAAAAAGATGGTAAGAATAGAAAAGATTTATTAAAGGCGATACATTATATCGTATTATTAATGAGTAGTGAAGACAACAAATAGGAGAATATTATGGACACACAATATAAAGACACTGATGTTATGATAGTAAAAGAAGATTTAGGTAAAAATCTATACAGAAAGAAAACTTATTACACATTGGTGATAGAACAAGACGTATTAGCAAATACTAAAGATGAAGCTGAAACTAAATTTGGTAATAATGGTATAAGTCACTCAAATATAAATGCTGAGATCACAGAAGAAAAAGAAGGTGTATCAACTTATATGATTGACGCTAACTATTCAGAATCTGATAAAACAGAATACCTTGGTAAAGTAACTTATACAGATGATGAGTTTGCTGAAGAAAACGGTGATGTAGAAATAAACAGATATGTGGAGGAAAATGAAAAATAAAATACAAAAAGATGTAAGAATTATTGAATCAATATGGGATACAATAATGAAAAATACACAATATAAAAATATTGATTTTACTAAATTTGAAAATGCTTATATTGATTATGAAAAAAAACAGATTGATTTAGGCAATTATATTTTAACAATTAACAAAAAAAATAAAATATGAAAAATAAAAGAAATCAATTAGAAAGAAAACTAGATGAATATAACCATACGATGGAATTGATTAGAACAATTGTTCCAGTAGTTATATTAGTTCTTCAAGTTATTATATTGGTAAAAATTATATGATAGAAACAATAGCAACCATTGATATTATTGAATTAGCATTAGACAATTTAAATAGTATTAATTATAATAATAAAGAAGA